CTTAAGAAGCTTGAGGGTCGAGATTATATAGAGGAGATCAAGGATGTTGAAGTGGAGCTTGAAAAGAGCCTCATCCTGATGGAAAGAAACCGCGATCGGTGTGATGTCCTGAAAAAGGAGATGGAGTCTTTAGGCTTCCAAGAGAGATCGTTACAGGAAGAAATAGACTCTGTTCCAGCAGAAATAATTGATATTATCGCAACCAAAAATGATCTGTCTTCTGCAGAAAATAGACTCTCTGTATTGGAAGAAGGCAGCGCAACCCTAAGGGGCAACATAAAAATAGAGCAAGAGGGCTTTCAAAAGATAGATAGTTTTTTGAGCACTTTCAACGTCTCCTCTTACCAGAAAAAGAAAGACCTTATTGACAAACACAAAGACGAGCTTCTAAAACTACTTCATGAATCAGAAAAGAATAGCGATATTGTCGTCACGAACAAGAGAAAGCAAGACCTTCTATCGGAAGTCCCCTGCGGAACTCAGTACCCGTCCTGTAAGTTTATAAAAGATGCTCACGCTGCCGCAGATTTAATTCAGATCACCGAACAAAAGATGTCCAAAGGTTGTGTTGAGATCAATTCTCTTGGGGAGAAGATAAGAAAACTTGAACCGGTGAAGGTAGATGATCATCTTGCCAAGTATGATAAGCTAGTAGAGAAGAAGGGCTATCTTGCAACCCTGCTTGCAAGAAATCAGGTAAGCTTAGAAAAGAACAAAACACAAATTATTAAAACGTCCGTAGAGATAGAAAAATTAGAAGAGAAGATAGCAGAATACGAAAGCAATAGAGAAGTTATAGAGAATTTGGAACAGCTATTTTCGACAAGGGAGCGCGTCCTCGAAGAGAGAAAAGAAAAGAACATTGAACATGAAAGATGCAGGGAAGAGATACACGCTCTTTATCGACAACATGGTTCCTTGGAGCATCAACTGGAAACCCTAAAAGAACAGAAGGAGATGATTTCTGAGTTGAGCTTGGAATATGCCGCATACGACTTGTTGATGTCTTGTTGTCACTCGAATGGCATTTCCTATGATATTATTAAAAAGCGCCTGCCGTTGATTAATTCTGAAATTGCGAAAACCTTAACGAACATTGTTGATTTTGATATCTTCATTGAAAACGATGGGAACAAGCTTGATATATCTATAAAGCACCCGAAGCACGAGCCTCGCCCCTTAGAGTTGGGCTCCGGAGCCGAAAAGACAATAGCCTCGATGGCCATTCGTCTGGCTTTTTTATCGGTTTCAAGCCTGCCAAAACCGGATATATTTATTTTAGACGAGCCAGGAACAGCACTTGATGAAGAAAACATGGAAGGATTCATCAGAATACTTGATATGGTTAAATCTTATTTTAAAACTGTTATACTAATATCTCATCTAGATTCATTGAAAGATTGTGTAGACTCTCAAATTATAATCGAAAAAAATAATGGATTTGCACAAGTTGATATTTGACTATTTACTTAAAAGGAGAACGATATAGTGGCAAAATTAAAAGCCTTTGCAGACAGATACATAGAAAGGTTCATATCTCGTAAGTTTTTGGCATGGCTGGCAGCTACGGGTCTCTGTGCCTATGGAACAGTCACCAGCGATAATTGGACGGCTGTGACACTGGCATATATTGGCTCGCAAGCCCTCGTTGATCTAGCTGTTAAATGGAAACATGGCCCGACCCCAGAAGGAATTCAACATTAATGTTTTGGATTAATTTTTTATCTTCGATCAAAAAAACATTTACTTGGCTTAAGCACCATTGGCAAATACCTTTTTTGTTGGTATGGACTCTGCTTGTTTGGATAGTAACTAGGAGAAATACTGATGCCCTGGTTGATGTGTTAAAAGCTAAGAAGGTTTCTTACGAGGGTCAAATACAGGAACTCAAGAAGAGCCATATAAAAGAAATTTTAAAAAGAGACAAGATTATAGAAAAATATAATCAAACTATTGATAAAATAGAAAAAGAACTAGAACAAGAAAACCGCAAACTCGACCTAAAAGAAAAAGAAAGAATTAAAGAAATCGTAGCCCTCTCGAAAGGAAATCCAAATGTTGTTAGATCAAAAATTGAAGAACTGCTCGGCCTTACTTATACTGATTAGTCTTGTTTCGGTACCTGCCTACGCGCAGAACGTTACGTCCACAGGCAACGGGAGCTTCACAGAAATAGAAAAAGGTCAACCGTCCCCTTTTGATGGCTGGTGTTTTGATGATAAAGCTACCGCTGCCCTGCAAGCATCATTGGAATTTTCAAACCAGCGCTGCGAATTAAAAATACAAAAAAGCCTGCGAAGCGCTCAAGCAGCCTTCGATATGCAAATAGACAATCTTAAATTGAGAATAGATACTATCCAGCAAGAGAATGAAGCAATATTTAAAATCAAAAATAAGGAAATTCAAGATTTGGAGGCCGCGGCCCTTAAGCGGCCTAACGACTATGTTCATTGGTGGGCTATTGGAGGCTTTGCTGTTGGTGCCCTTGTCACCGTCGCTAGCGTTTTAGCAATCGGAGCATCTATGTGAGATGGCCGATAAAGATCCAAATTATACTGCGAAGGTAGAGAAAGCAATAAAGGAAAAATACGGTGAAGAAGCAATCCAGAACCCAAGAGCTGGCTGGTCACCTGAAAAAGAAAAGCGTTATCTTGAGGACTTAAAAGAGTTTTATAGGAAACAAAACAGGATAGAAGACGAGAAGGAAAAATTAAAGGGATTCCGGATTTCTAAAAAACTTTTAGAAAGAGAGTCTAGAAGGGATTGCCCGGTTTGTAATAAATACTCTTTCTCTTTAAGGGACGATCTTTATATGAATAGGTTCGATTGTTGTTTTGATTGTTATATACAATTTGTTGAAGGAAGAGAAGAACGCTGGCGAGAAGGGTGGCGTCCGGATAATACTAGGGCTATTATCAAATAAAACTACTATTTACTAATGGACAAGAGGGGTTTTTTATATGGCAAAAATATTAGACATTGTAAACGGGATATCACAGGTGTTATCCAATACTCACGATGGCGCTCTAGACACAGATGGCGAGCCCGTTAAGATAGGCCTTCACCGGGAAGAGGGCAACCCAATAATAGATTCTAGAGTTATCGATGGATTTTCGGTAAGATTTCAGGGAGATAGGTTGATTGTCTCGTATCAATATGATTGCAAGTTGCAGCACGTTCATAGCAACGGTTTTGAATCCGAAGTGGACTCAACGGTAAATGATGTTGTCAAATTCATAAAGAAGGAATTTAAAAAACTAACTGGCAACTCTCTTTCTCTGAAAGAGGAAGGAGAGATAGATGTGCTGGTTCAGTATATTTCCCGAGTTCGGACCACGGTCACAGCACAGAAAACATATAGGATTGGCGGCTCGCCGTTGCGAGGCCAGGATGGAGCAAAAGACGACAGTAAAGACCGGGTCGACAGTGCAATTAAGAAGTTCTTGGAGTTGGGCCCGGGCAAGAAAAGGCCCCAAAACGATAAATCCAAATCAGACAATTACAAACAATTTGAGCCATGGAATCTCCAGACTGGCCCGAGAAATACCAACATTAAATAAGTATGTATCAGCTCACCAAAAAAGAGGTGATGAGAGAGATAGTAAAGTGCGGTAAGGATCCGGTTTACTTTATTAATACTTATGCAAAAATTACACACCCACAAAGAGGCCTGATACCTTTTCATCTTTACGACTTTCAAGAAGGCTTAGTTGAATCTTTTTTGGATCATAGATTCAACGTAATATTAAAAGCACGTCAGCTCGGCATATCTACAATTTCTGCAGCCTATGTTAGTTGGCTGATGCTTTTTCATCGCGAGAAGAATGTCCTAGTTATAGCGACCAAGTTCAGCACAGCGGCAAATTTAGTAAAGAAGGTGAAAAGCATCTTAAAAAATCTACCAGATTGGATTAGGATAGCAGATGTTGCTATTGACAACAGGACTTCTTTTGAATTATCCAACGGTTCCCAAATAAAAGCCTCCTCGACCAGTGGAGACGCCGGCCGCTCAGAAGCGCTGTCTCTTCTTGTTGTTGATGAGGCTGCTCACATCGAGGGCCTGACCGAATTGTGGATGGGCTTGTATCCCACCTTATCAACTGGCGGCCGCTGTATCGCACTTTCTACTCCAAACGGTGTTGGTAATTGGTTTCACAAAATATATACCGAAGCTGAGCAAAAAACAAATGATTTCTACGCGACAAAACTGATTTGGGATAGGCATCCAGATCGGGACCAGGAGTGGTTTGAAAAAGAAACAAGAAACATGTCAAGAAGAGAAATCGCACAAGAGCTTGAATGTAATTTCAACATGTCTGGTGAGACAGTATTTCATTCAGATGATTTGGAATGGCTGTCTAGTTTGCTGGTTGATCCCAAACACAGAACCGGCTTCGATAGGAACTTGTGGATTTGGAAAGAATTCGATCCAACAAAAGAGTATATCATAAGTGCCGACGTTGCCCGTGGGGACGGAAGAGACTATTCTGCTTTCCACGTATTCAACATAACAGATATGGAAATTGTAGCAGAATATTTAGGAAAGATAACGCCAGACATTTTTGCAGAAATCCTTTTTAATTCCGGGAGAGAATATGGGAATTGTATGATTGTTGTAGAAAACAACTCTGTTGGATATTCCGTCCTAGACAAGCTTGTAGAAAGAAATTATCCGAACATTTACTATTCTATAAAATCGTCCCATGAATATATAGACCAGCTTCAAGCAGAGCACAAGTCTAATGCAATTGCCGGGTTTACGACATCTTCTAAAACTAGGCCTCTTATTATCGCTAAGATGGAGGAATTCATAAGAAACAAACTAATTAAGATATACTCTTCTCGTCTTTATAACGAAATGAAGACTTTTGTTTGGAACAACGGCAAGCCCGAGGCGATGAGAAGCTATAATGATGATCTGATTTTGGCCTGTTCTATAGGTTGTTGGGTTAGGGACACGGCACTGACGGAGAACAGCAGGAACATGGAATACAAGAGAGCCTTTTTAGACTCGATGTTCGTGTCGAATACAACGATATCAACGACAATTGCTGGTCAAACACAGTATAAAAAAGACAGCGTTTTTGATAAAATAAAAGAAACAAAGAACCAAGTGGAACAGTTTCCTTGGCTTTTCAAAGGTTGAATTAATATATGGCGACTAACAACAACATCAACAAGAACAATACACGAAACCCAGAAAGCGGTTTGTTTAAGAAGCTAACGAAACTCCTCTCGGGGCCCCTTGTCACATACAGGACCCAAACAGCCAGAAGACTAAGAAGAAAACAATTAGACAAGTACGCCAGAAGATTTCGTTCTGCTAGCGGTCAACAATTCAAAAAGACTGAGTATAACCCGTTTGATAACTTAATGGCCAACGTAATGGCAAATCAAAACAGGTTAGAAAGGTACGTGGACTTTGATCAGATGGAATTCACGCCAGAGATTGCCTCCGCGCTCGATATATACGCAGATGAGATGACAACATCTAGTCCGCTTCAGCCTTTGTTGGCTATCGACTGCAACAATGATGAGATAAAAAGCACTCTTGAATCTTTATATCATAGCATTATGAATATTGATTTCAATCTTTTTGGGTGGTGCCGCACCATGTGTAAATATGGAGACTTCTTTTTGTATTTGGATATAGATGAGTCGATCGGCATCCAGTCCGTAATTGGCTTACCAACACAGGAGATTGAAAGACTCGAAGGCGAAGATAAGACAAATCCAAACTATATTCAATATCAATGGAATTCTGCTGGGATGACATTCGAAAACTGGCAGATGGGTCATTTCCGGATTCTTGGGAATGATAAATATGCTCCGTATGGGTCTTCTGTTTTAGAATCCAGCAGAAGGATTTGGAGACAGCTCACGTTGCTAGAAGATGCAGTAATGGCGTATCGAATTGTTAGATCGCCAGAGAGAAGAGTTTTTTATATTGATGTTGGGAACATTCCTCCGCTTGACGTTGAACAATATATGCAGAAGGTCATGACACAAATGAAGAGAAATCAAGTTGTGGACCCCAGCACCGGCCGCGTGGATCTTAGATATAACCCGATGTCGATCGACGAAGATTACTTCATCCCTGTTAGGGGAGGCGTCTCCTCAAGAGTTGAGACTCTTGCCGGCGGCCAATATACCGGTGACATAGACGATGTAAAGTATCTTAGAGATAAATTATTTTCTGCCCTAAAGGTGCCAGCATCATATTTGATGGCGTCCACTGAAGGCGGTGGAGACGAAGATAAGACGACCTTGGCACAGAAGGATATAAGATTCGCCAGGACAATCACGAGGTTACAAAGATCTATTATAACGGAACTTGAAAAGATCGGTATCATTCACTTGTATGTTTTGGGTTTTCGAGGAGAGGACTTGACCTCTTTCAAGCTGGCTCTCGCCAACCCATCTAAGATTGCAGAGCTACAAGAGCTGGAACACTGGAAGACAAAGTTCGATACAGCGTCATCTGCAACAGAAGGATTTTTTAGTAAGCGCTGGGTTGCAACTCGTTTGTTCAATATGACTGAAGATGAATTTTTGAGAAACCAGCGAGAGATGTTCTATGATCGTAAATTTGATGCAGTTCTTGAGGCAACTGCGGAACAGGCCTCCGCGGAAGTTGCTGCTGAAGCTGAAGCTGCAGCGGGCGGCGAAGCTGGAGGAGACCTTGGTGGCGACCTTGGCGGTGAGGAATTTGGTGGCGACCTTGGCGGCGGTGAGGAGCTTGGTGGCGACCTTGGTGGTGAAGAGGCCGCCGGCGGCGAAGAGTCAGCTCTATTGGCCGCACCGGCTAAGAGAGACGATGATGTTCGCCATTACGAAAAGGGCTCTTACAGACCGGTAACGGTCGACCGCCGCGACCGGGGCGCTCGGAAGAGACATAACCAAGCAAAATACTCGAAAGAGATGGCTTCTTCAACCAATAGGAACATTAATAAGGGTTTTGATGATTTAATGGGCTTAAGATCTTTATCGAAGGGCATTTATGAAGATAAGCAAACTAGTTACTCTAGAGAAGAACGCCTAATAACGGAAATTAGTTTTGATGTAAAAAAGCTAATTAAAGACCTTGAGATGAGGGACAAAGATGAGACTGAGACATAATAAAAAAAGAAATACAGCCTTTGTTTACGAGGCCCTGGTTAGAGAATTGACAAAGAGTATTATAA